CTAGCACCGATAGAACGAACTAAAAACGATACATGTCCATGGAGACATAAATAAAAAGGAGGAAAACAATAAATGTATCATGATAATCTTCTTAAAGATGACTATCGAATCGAGGAACACGAAGAGTCTCAAAACTCTGAAGATGTGAAAATGGGTTTTGTTACAAATTGCAAAAAGTTAAACGTTCGAGAGAAACCCAAAAAAGATTCCGCTATTGTTTGCGAAGTTGATTATCAAATGGAACTCATGATTGACGAAAATGAATCAACGGAAGAATTCTATAAAGTTTTTACAGCTGCCGGAATTGAAGGATTCTGTATGAAAAAATTTATTACAATTCAGAAGTAAAGGAGAAACGCCATGGAGAGTATACTAACATCAATTAAAAAAATGCTTGGAATTGCGGAAGAGTATACACACTTCGATGCGGACCTTATTATACACATCAATTCTGTATTTGCAATTCTAACCCAGATTGGTGTTGGTCCCTCTGAAGGTTTCTCGATCGAAGATGATACCGATGTATGGACTGACTTTATCCAGGATAATAAAAGGTTGGAAAGTGTAAAGTCTTATACATACATGAAGGTTAAATTGTTATTCGATCCTCCTCTTAGCTCTGCTGTAATGGAATCATACAATCGTACTATTTCAGAATTAGAATGGAGGATCTCAATTTCGGGAGAGGAGGAGGAGAACATTGAGTGATTATCTAAAACACTACGATTATCTAAAACACTACGATTATCTTAAACACTACGGTGTCTTAGGAATGAAATGGGGTGTAAGAAGGTACCAGAACAAAGACGGAACTCTTACGCCAGCTGGTAAAAAACGTTATAATAGAGTTCTCGGAGCAGAATCTGCCCTTAAATCTAAAATAAGAGAGACAGGGTATAGTATTGCTAACAGGTTAAATCCTAGAGAATATAAGTACGCCATAAAGAGAACGTTCACAAAGGAAAATCAAACCGATAAAATAATTACAAGTATGATAGAAGAACAAACTAGAAAAACTGGTGTTTTAACCTCGGACCCAAAATTGATTTCTACGATTGATAGAACCGGTATATTACATCATAAAAATGCAGTGCATGACAATCTTGATAAAACAGACATAGATCGTATTAAAAAATACACAGATGCTGCTGTATATTCTAGAACTATAAATACTTATCTTGCTACGGGAGAACCATCCCATGTAGCCGATAAAGCCCAGAAACTCAAAGAGAGTATAAGTAAAAATAGGGTTAACAATCTGACGGTATACCGATCTACAAACTTAAAATTTTCAACAGAAGGTCTTAGTAAAAAACTAGACCAAATGGGAGAATCAGAACTGTCTAAAACTTTCGATTCGTTCGATAAAAATTTTAAAGGTAAAAGTTTTTCCGAGAACAGAATATATTCTACGTCTACATCACCAACGTTTGCGATAGACACGTGGCGTAAATCAAATCCGCACGCAGCCAAAACTTATAATTCGTATATGGTAATAAATTGTAAAAATACACCTGGAATTTTAGCAGATGGACGTACGTCAAACGGAGGTAAGATAGTCAATACACGAAGTAACCAAGAGGCTATATTAGCTCCTACTAAAATGACATATACCAAGCTGGCGTGGGACGCAGAACGAGAAATGTTTGTTATTCATATGGATGCTAGATGAAGGAAGGAGATAATCATGTCTGATTATGAAGAGTTTGTAAAAAGAATGGGTTCATTTGATATGGAGCTTTCGCTAGATGACGTAGGCCCAAACAAAGATGAACTTAAACACTACGGCATTCTAGGAATGAAATGGGGTGTTCGAAGAACTCCTGCACAGCTCGCGAGAGCTAGAAGACGTTCTATGACCGATGAGTTGCATGAAGATTACAAGAAGGCCCACACACGAAAGAGTGTTAAATCTATGAGTGACGCCGAGCTTCGTAATCGACTAAATCGTCTTCAGATGGAACGACAGTATTCTCAATTATCCGAAAGCGTCGTTAATAAAGGTAAAGAGCATGTGCAAAAAGTTATCAAAGCTGGTACTACCGTAGCGGCTTTTACTGGTACTGCTCTTACTATTTATAATAACGTTGATAAAATCAAGGCCATTCTTGAAAAAAAAGGATAAGGAGAATCAATTATGGCATTATCAAACACTGCCGTTCCAAAGTATTACGGTATGTTTAGAGATGCCGTAATTCGAGGAGAAATTCCAGTATGCAAAGAAGTTTCAATGGAGATGAACCGTATAGATGATCTCATTGCTAATCCCGGAGTTTACTATGATGACCAAGCAGTCGAAGGTTGGATTAATTATTGTGAATCCGAATTAACTTTAACCGATGGCGGCGACTTACGCTTGTTAGATAGTTTTAAGTTATGGGGCGAACAAGTTTTTGGTTGGTATTACTTTGTTGAAAGAAGCGTTTATGAACCAAATCCAGATGGACACGGTGGACGCTACGTAAAGAAGACCATTAAAAAACGCCTAATTAATAAACAATATCTTATCGTCGGAAGAGGCGCGGCTAAATCTTTATACGACTCTTGTATCCAATCGTATTTCCAAAACGTCGATACTACGACAACCCATCAAATCACAACTGCTCCGACAATGAAACAAGCAGAAGAAGTGATGGGTCCTATTCGTACAGCTATAACTCGATCAAGAGGTCCTCTGTTTAAATTTCTAACAGAAGGCTCATTACAAAATACCACTGGAGCTAAAGCCAAACGAATGAAGTTAGCCTCCACAAAGAAAGGTATTGAAAATTTCCTTACCGGTTCTTTGATAGAAATACGTCCGATGTCTATTTCCAAACTTCAGGGATTAAGACCAAAAGTAGCCACTATTGATGAATGGCTTTCAGGGGACATTCGAGAAGACGTCGTTGGAGCTATTGAGCAAGGTGCTTCTAAAGTTGATGATTATTTAATAGTGGCAACTAGTTCGGAAGGTACGGTTCGTAATGGAAGCGGCGACACAATCAAAATGGAGTTAGCAGACATTCTTAAAGGCGATTACGTTAACCCTCACGTTTCGATTTGGTGGTATAAACTCGATTCAATCGATGAAGTCTCCGATCCTCAAATGTGGCTGAAGGCTAATCCGAATTTAGGAAAGACCGTTAGCTATGAAACATATCAACTTGATGTTGAAAGAGCAGAAAAAGCTCCGGCAGCCAGAAACGATATTTTAGCAAAACGTTTTGGCATTCCCATGGAGGGTTATACTTACTACTTCACTTATGAAGAAACCCTTCCTCATAGAAAGAGGGACTTCTGGCAAATGCCTTGTGCGTTGGGCGCCGACCTCTCCCAAGGAGACGACTTTTGTGCATTTACATTTCTGTTTCCTTTATCTAATGGGTGCTTCGGTATCAAAACTCGAAATTATATATCTTCACTAACGCTAATGAAACTCCCTGCTGCCATGAGAATCAAATACGATCATTTCATGAAAGAAGGAAGTTTAATTGTCCTTGAGGGAACTGTTTTAGACATGATGGAAGTTTATGAAGACTTGGATAATCACATAAACGAATGTGGATATGACGTTAGATGTTTTGGTTTCGACCCATATAACGCAAAGGAATTTGTAGAGCGTTGGGAATCTGAAAACGGTCCATTTGGAATCGAAAAAGTTATACAGGGTGCAAAAACGGAGTCCGTTCCTCTAGGAGAGTTAAAGAAACTTTCTGAGGAGCGGATGCTTTTATTTGATGAAGAACTCATGACTTTTGCTATGGGTAACTGCATAACCCTTGAAGATACGAATGGTAATAGAAAATTACTTAAGAGACGATATGAGCAGAAGATCGACGCTGTGGCCGCTATGATGGACGCTTATATCGCTTATAAAGCTAATAAAGATGCTTTTGAGTAAGCGAAAGGAGGTGAGATTAGATGTGGCAATATTTATCACCCCCAACGCCTAACGAACTTTATCATTACGGCATTAAAGGTATGAAGTGGGGCGTTAGAAGATTTCAAAATAAAGACGGATCATTGACTAAATTGGGTAGGGATAGGTATAATACTGACGTAGAGAAGGCGAAAACTGGGGTGTCAAAGGCTAAAGCCACTTATAAAAAAGCCCTTACGGATTATTATAAAAAGACAAAAGGCGGATTAGTTTATGATAGTAAAGCAAGTGATAAATTAATTAAAGCTGCTAAAGATCTTCAGTATGCAAAAGACGACTTATCGGATGCAAAAGTCAAAGTAAAAATGTCTCGTCAAGCAAAAAAATCAGATCGACAAATAAAATTTGAACAAAAATATAAAGAACAGGGGATGAATCAAGAAGAAGCTGAACTTGCCGCCTATAAAAGAGTAAGAACTGAAAAAATAATTGCTGTTACAGCAGGTATGACTATTACAGCGGCTGCGGCTTATGTTGCTTATAAGCATTACGATAACAATGTTGATAAAATAATCAAATCAGGGAAGACTTTGCAAAATATTTCAACTAATAGTAACAAAGGTGTTTCAGATGCTTTTTACGCATCGATGAATAAAATAGACAACGCAAAGTATCGAGGAATATATGGGCAGCAGCTTAAGAACTGGTCAATTAATACACCAGTATACGAAACCAAGATTGGAGTCGATAGTGGGTTAAAAATAGCGTCAAAGAAAAGCGCTACTCAAGCATTAAGCGAACTTGTCAAATCCGATAAGACATATTCTGAAAAACTTAAAACCCATTTAAACAATTTGTACGGCTCGATGGCTACGCCAAAACAGAATGAGGTGATTAAAAGAGGACTAAAATCTTTAAATTCTGGTAAAGTTGATTCCCATGTGTACGAAGCATTAAATCTCGGACTGGTAGATCATAGTCCGACCGGGCAAACAATTTCAAAAGGATTTTATGATTTGCTAAAGTCGAAGGGGTATGATGGCATTAAAGATATAAATGATTCCAAATATTCCGGATACAAATCAGTGAATCCTTTACTCATATTTAATAGCGCATCCAAAACTTCGGTTAAAAGCATCCGCGAAGTTGGTGAACGAGAAGTAAAGAAGAATCTAATGCTTGGTTATGCGGATATAGTTGGAAAAGAAATAGTTAAAACTGGAGCCGCTTATACTGCTGGTGTTTTAGGATTACAAACTGCCTCAAAAACGATAAAGTCAAAATCTGATGAAGAAATAGTTAAGAAATATCGAAAGGAACATCCGGAATCAACTTTATCATATAAGGAAATAGTAAGAATGCATGAACGCCAAGATAAGTAATTTATAAGTCTTGTAAATATGTTCTGAAAGGAGAGAGAAAATGAATAAAAAACTGTATAATATTCTTGGATATATCCCGGTGATTGGTCGAATCGTTCAGACCAAAACAAATTTTTTTGCGTTTAAACCTTCTCCGTTTATGGCTGAGTTTACAAAAACTAATGATTATAAGGTTCTTACAGATTGGTTAAAAAGTCATCCAGATCAAGTTATAAGCCCTAAAAAAGCTATGGAACTTATTGTAAAACAATGAAAAAAATAATACGATGCTTCAAAGTTATTACCCACAAATGGCGATCGATTAGCAAAGATTTCTTCATCACCAATTATTATTTTTGACCGAGAAAAATCTTTAACTACTCCAAAAATTAAGAAACCTAGTTAGGGAAGGGGGGCTGTTGTTGGAAAATTCTTTAGCTCATTACGGTATTCTAGGAATGAAATGGGGCGTTCGTAGAACCCCGGCTCAACTTGGCCACCTGACTAAAAAAGATAACAAATGGATTAAGAAAAACGCCGCGAAAATTACGGAGAAGGCCCGTAAGAAAT